CTTCTTCGCGAAACTTCCGCAATGGCATCTGGCGATGTCGAAGGATTTGCAGCAGTTGCATTTCCAATTGTCCGTCGTGTATTCGGCGGCTTGATCGCAAACGACCTCGTTTCCGTTCAACCCATGAGTCTCCCTAGTGGACTCATTTTCTTCCTCGACTTCACAGTTTCTGATGATACTGGTAGTAAGTTAGGAATGCTTTCCGGCGATTCACTTTATGGCGGCGGAAAGGTAGGTGCAGAACTTACTGGTGGTGTTAGCCTCGATGGTCTCAATGCTGAGAATTCTTTCTACGCATTGAATCAGGGTTACTCCTCCCCAACTGGTTCTGTGACTGCTACAGTTACAATCGTTGCTTCCGGTACATACGGCGGTGCAGGTGATGAGGCTGGCTTGCTTAGTAAGCTTGTTCGCTATGATCCTGAGTTTGTTTCTGGCACTACTACGGTTGCTGTTGCAAAGGTTACAGCCGCCGATCTTACCCAGTTGAATCTCGACAACTTGATCAGCATTTCCTCTTCCGCAGCAGTGGCTAATGGACAGCAGATCCGTCGTTTAACTCAGTTCTCTGGCGCTGTTGCTCAAACTGCTGATCTCACTGACAAGGACGAGATTGTTCTTGTTATGGCATCTACCGCTGGTGGCGCTTCCGCAGTGGCTCTCTCTGAGTCCCTCTGTGCCTCACCTGCTGGTACTACTCCGTTGACCTTCGCAATTGACGATGACTTCATCGCTGGTGGTGCTCTTGGATCCGTCCTTGGCGATGACCTTTTCGGACTTGAGCAGGCTTCCAACGTTGTTGGTGCAAATGCTGGTGTTATCCCTGAGATCGACATCAAGGTTGATTCTGTGTCCATCACAGCTATCACCAAGAAGCTCAAGGCTAAGTGGACCCCTGAGTTAGGACAAGATCTTAACGCATACCACAACCTTGACGCAGAGGTTGAGCTTACTTCTATTCTCTCTGAGCAAATCGCTCTTGAGATTGATCGTGAGATTCTTGAAGACCTCGTTAAGGGTGCTACCGCTGGTAAATACTACTGGTCACGTCACGCTGGTAAGTTTGTAAACAGACTTACTGGTGTAGAAATCGGTGCTACTACAGCAACTCCAGATTTCACCGGTACTGTTTCCGAGTGGTACGAGACTCTCGTTGAGACCATCAACGACGTGTCTGCACAAATTCACCGCAAGACTCTTCGCGGCGCAGCTAACTTCATCGTCGTCGGACCTGAAGTTGCTAACGTCCTTGAGTTTACCGCTGGATTCCGTGCATCCGTGACTGCTGACGCAGAACGCGGAACCGTTGGCGCTGTTAGAGTTGGCGCACTTTCCAAGAAGTGGGACGTTTATGTCGATCCTTACTTCCCCCGTAATGTGGTCCTCGTTGGTCGCAAGGGTGGATCCTTCTTAGAGAGTGGATACGTCTATGCTCCATACGTGCCATTACAGGTCACACCTACTATCTTCGGAACCGAAGACTTCGTGCCCCGCAAGGGAGTCATGACACGCTACGGTAAGAAGATGGTTCGTCCCGACATGTACGGACTCGTCATCGTTGTTGATCTCGTTTAATACGATTAATCAACTCGTAGAATAAAAGAATTCCCTCGTCAAGCAATTGGCGGGGGTTTTCTTTATGCCGTCAACTATTTAATGAGAGGAGACTTATAATTAATGGCGATACCCACTTTAACTCCAGTCAGCCAAGTTAGTGCTGTTATATTACCACGAACTGGATCAGCATCTGATGTAAGCTTACAAACACCAATTGGTGTATACGATGCATCAACAGATTTTTTATCAGGTGCAGCAGACCAGATTAATTATACATACCAAAAGCTTGGTGGTGATGTATTAGATATCGAGCTAACCACAGGAAGTGTATATGCTGCATATGAAGAGGCAGTCTTAGAATACTCCTATATTGTAAACATGCATCAGTCAAAGAATATTCTTTCTGATATTCTTGGCATGACTACAGGAACTTTTGACCATGATGGTGAATTGAAAGAGGGAGAACTTTCATCAAGTTTAAGTGGAACACACATTGCCTTGAAGTATCCAAAAGTTACTTTTGCCTTAAATCAAAAGTATGGTGACGCTGTTTCAACTCAAGTTGGAATTGGTGGATTAACAAGAATCTACTCTGGTTCTTTTGCTCCTATAAAAAACATACAAGACTATGATTTAGGTGCAATTATTTTAAGTGCGTCAAACAACAATCTAGATGTAGCTACAGGCGACCCTGTTCCTTACAGCGGTTTAGTAAGCGGCAAGAGAGTTATTGTTGATAAGGTCTATTACAAGACACCATCAGCCATGTGGAGATTCTTTGGGTACTATGGTGGATTAAACACAGTTGGTAACTTAGCTAACTATGGACAATACGCAGATGATTCAACCTTTCAGTTGGTTCCTGTTTGGCAAAATAAATCACAAGCAATGGAGTTTGAAGATGCAATTTATACAAGAAACTCTCACTATTCATTTCAGTTAGATAATAACAACTTAAGACTTTTTCCGATGCCTGTAAATCCAGGTAATGTTACGCCTGAGTTTTATCACTTTGATTTTAGAATCGTTGAAGATGCGTGGACAGAAACCTCTGGCTCTGTTTCTGGAATTGATGGTATCAACAACATGAATACAATTCCTTTTGCAAATATTCCATACGCAAATATCAACTCTATTGGTAAGCAGTGGATTCGTCGTTTTGCCCTCGCGCTATGCAAAGAAACACTTGGACAGATCCGCTCTAAGTTTGCTACTGTTCCAATCCCTGGTGAGTCTGTAACCCTCAACGGAACTGCCTTAATTAGTGAAGCTCGCGAAGAACAAACAAATCTTAGAGGCGAATTGAGCGATGTCTTAGATCAATTGACCTATCAAGCTCTTGCTGCTAAGGATTCAGAGATCAGCGATAATGTCAATAACCTCAGTCAGAAAATACCAGCAGGCGTTTTCGTAGGGTAAGGGGGAATAAATGTCAGACGACGAAAAATGGAAACAGCCAGACCAGCCACCACCCCCGCTGTTCCTTGGTGAAAAAGAGCGCAACCTTGTTAAGCAAGTTAATGACGAGCTTATTGAGCGCGTTATAGGGCAGCAAATTGTTTACTATCCTATTGACGATTCAATCACACAATACAATAACCTTTATGGCGAGGCTATAGAAAAAACATTCTTACCACCTGTTCGCGTCTATGCTCTTGTAGACTATCAAAGCACAGAAACAAAAGCAGACACAGTTGCTGGTATGGATAAGCAGAACACAATTACAATTCACTTCCACAAGCGAAGATTACTTGAAGATCAAGACCTTTATGTCCGTGAAGGTGACTTTGTTTTATATGGCGATTATTACTACGAGATCGTCAGCACACAGTGGGCAAGACAATTATTTGGTCAGATTGATCATACATTTGAAATTGTAGCTACAGCATACTACTCAAGAGAGGGACTATTCGATGCCACCTGATTATCCAGATGATTTCAGCCAGACAAGAGGAACAGATCTTGCCCCGTTAAAAGAATTAGAGATTCAGCCCTCAACTATTGAAACGATTGACCGCGCCTTGTTTGATTATATTGACGAGGAGCTTGATATCTTCTGTTCTACAAACAAAGGTTTTAAAAAGGTGCCATTTATTTGGGCTGGAGCCGAGCGAGCATTTCAAATCAAACATAATAGAGAACTTCGCGATGTTAATGGTTGGTTAATCTACCCAATCATGAGCATTGAGCGTACAGGTATTTCAAAGGATTTAACAAAGCGCGGTGCTTATTATGCAGCAGCAATGAACCTCCCAGATAACAAGGGTGGTTCAATGACTGTTGCGAGAACAATTAAACAGGACAAGACTGCTAACTTTGCAAATGCTGATTCAAAAAGATTAGTTTTAGATGGAATTGGATCTAATCAAAATAATTTTCCAATAAAGAATGAAAAAGTAGTTTATGAAACAATCACGGTTCCAATTCCAGTTTATCTTGAGGTCACCTACACGTTGACAGTAATGTCCGAATATCAACAACAAATTAATGAAATAATTACACCGTTTATGACTAAGACTGGTGCGGTAAATTATTTTGTTATCGAGAAAGATAATCATCGTTTTGAAGTCTTTATTGACTCAGATTACACTCTAAACAATAACGCCTCAGCACTACTCGAGGATGCCCGAGGCTACGAGACTCAAATTAATTTTAGAGTTATTGGATACATTATTGGAGCAGACAAAAATGAGGAGCGTCCTAAGATTGTACGCAGAGAAAATGCCGTTGAAGTAAAGATTCCAAGAGAGCACGTCATCTTAGGTGATATACCTGAACATATGCAAGTCAGTGGCAATATTCCTTTTTATCGTTCATAAAGTTATATTTAGGACTTTCGTCAATTTATTAACTATTTATTAACGATAATCAGAATATTTTATTCTCAAGATTTTTGAAGAGCGACAAGGAGACACTTCATAATGTCAGTTAAATCTTTTAAGTTTATTTCACCCGGTATTTTCATCAATGAAATTGACAACTCCCAACTACCCGCCCTCCCCGATGAGGTTGGTCCTGTGGTTGTTGGTCGAACAGAGCGAGGACCAGGAATGCGTCCCGTTAAGGTTCGTTCATTCTCAGAGTTCGTAGAGATCTTTGGTAACCCAATTGCAGGCGGTCAAGGTGGTGATGTCTGGCGTAATGGTAATTACACTGCACCAACTTATGCTGCATACGCTGCCCAGGCTTATCTCCGTAATAGCAACGCTCTTACAGTTGTTCGTCTCCTCGGCGGTCAAAGCTCTCAGGTTGCTGACGGCGGCGCAGGCGAAGCAGGCTGGCAGGTTTCTGGTTCTAATGACTTAGATCCCGCAGTTAATGGCGGTGCTTATGGCTTATTTATCTTCCCATCTGCTTCACACGCTACCCCTGTGACTGGTGTCCTTGCTGCTAAGTGGTATCTTGATGAAGGCTCAATTGAACTTTCTGGTACAGTTAGAAACAGCACTACAATTGCGACTGGTTCTGCTGTTTTATTCAAGGACTTAAATTCTGCTGGAGTTGCTGGAGCAGCTACAGTTGAGTATAAAGTTCTTATCAAAGATAAAGATGGATCTCTTGTTAAGGAAACAGCTTTTGACTTTACGCGCTCAAGCTCTAAGTACCTTCGCAAAGTGTTCAACACAAATCCAACACTTATTAATAGTGCGATTACAAGAACAGCACAAGCAGAGACTTACTGGCTTGGACCAAGTTACGAGAGAGAAGTTGCTGATAATATTAGCGGAGCATCTTTTGGTATTATTTTAGGACTTGATTCTGGCTCCAACAGCGCAGCTAATTTCCGCTTTGGATTTAGAGCCGCACAGACACCTTGGATTATTTCTCAAGATCTTCAGTCTGCTTTTGATGGCTACGATGCTAATAGCATGACAAAGCTAATTAAGTTCCATACACTTGATTCGGGCGATGATCAGCAAAAAAGAGTTAAAATCTCTATTACAGATATTAAGGCTTCTACAAGTGAACTTGACCCTTATGGTTCTTTCTCCGTTGAAGTACGCGACCTTAGAGATAATGATAACTCTCCAATTGTGATAGAGAGATTTAGCTCTGTCAATCTCAATCCCGCTTCTCCAAATTATATTGGAAGAGTGATTGGTGATCAGTTTATCGTGTGGGATGACACAGAGCGTCGTTATCGCACATATGGAAACTTCCAAAATAATTCTGCGATTATTCGTGTTGAAGTAAATGAGGATGTTGAAGCCGCAGCCACTGATGCAAGACTCTTGCCATTCGGTTCGTTCGGTCCTGTTCGGTTTAAGAACTGGGGAACAGTTGTCTCTGGTAGTGATACTCCACCTGATACTTATGTTACAGGTGCATCCGGTATCGCACACCCATTCTTGCACGGAAATGATAATCCATTCTGGTTTGTTCAAGATGGAACAAGTGCAGATGGTGTTATTACAGCTACCGTTAACTATCCATCAATTAAATTGAGAGTTAGCGCTTCTGATGGAGATATCCCAGATCCGACAGATGCTTACTTTGGTGCTGATACTACGCAGAACGGAAACAATCGTTTTGAAAGCAGCTACATTGATATTGTTAGAGCTTTACCAAATTCCGCAGACGCTTTTGCAGTTGGTGCCGGAACTGAGAGATCTTACATTTTCTCCCTTGATGACTTAAAGTCTTCTAATAGTGGAGACACAGGTGAGGTTGCAGTTTATCTGTCTGGTTCACGCCGAGCAGGGACATCTTTTACAGCAGTTAGTGGAACCTATGAGCAAGTTCTTGACATGGGATACAACCGATTTACTGTGCCACTTGTTGGAGGATTCGATGGACTTGATATCCGAGATAAAGAGGCTTTCAACAATACCGATCTCGCAGGTGGAAGCGACACTACAAACTATGCTTTCTACAGTGTGCGTCGTGCTCTCGACACCGTTGCTGATCCTGAGAACGTTGAGATGAACCTCTTAACTGTCCCTGGTATCCACAACTCTGCTTTGACCGCTAAGGTTCTTGAGATTTGCGAGAGCCGTGGTGATGCCTTGGGTCTTATTGACATTGACAGTGGATACTTGCCACAGACCGAGAACACACAGACACAGCAACAAAACGCTGGTTCTGTCTCCACAGCGATCACAAACTTAAGAGCAAGACAGCTTAACTCCAGTTATGGCGCTTGCTACTACCCTTGGGTCCAAATCCAAGACACTATTAGTGACTCGCTTGTATTCGTCCCACCATCAGTTGTCGCCCTTGGAACGTTCTCGAGCGCTCAACGTGATTCTGAGCTTTGGTTCGCACCGGCTGGATTTACTCGCGGTGGATTAACAGAGGGTTCGGCTGGTATTCCAGTTGTTCAAACCCGTACTCGTTTGTCTTCCAAGGAACGTGATGATCTTTATGAGGCGAACATCAACCCAATCGCAACATTCCCAGCAGAGGGTATTGTAATCTTCGGTCAAAAGACCCTCCAGGTTACCCCTTCTGCTCTTGACAGGGTTAATGTCCGTCGTCTCTTGATCTTCCTTAAACGTGAGATCTCAAGAATTTCGGCTACTATATTGTTTGACCAAAATGTACCAGCGACTTGGAACCGCTTCTTGTCAAAGGTTGATCCTTTCCTCCGAAGTGTCCAGTCCCGTCTTGGTTTAACCGATTACCGAGTGATTCTTGATGAGTCTACAACGACCCCAGAGTTGGTTGACAGAAACATCATGTACGCCAAGATCTTCTTAAAGCCAGCAAGAGCAATTGAGTTCATCGCCCTTGACTTTGTTATTACAAATTCAGGCGCAGGATTCGAGGATTAATAATAAAAGCACTATATATTATAACAGGAGACTAACAAATAATGCCAGAACAAAAATCCAATTTTTGGTTGAATCCAGAATTTGAACCCAAAAGACAATTTAGATATTTGGTTGAACTTTCAATCGGAGGACAGAACTTGCAGTTTCTTGCTAAGTCTGTTGATCGCCCTTCTTATACTATCTCTGATAATTCTCACCAGTTCTTTAATCATACTTTTCATTACCCAGGTAGAATTACATGGGAAAGTATTGACATAACTTTGGTTGACCCTGTTAATCCCAACGGTGCCAAAATCCTTTATGAATACTTGTCAAGCATTGGCATTGAAAAGCCTACCAGTATTAACGCTGCTATTGGAACCACAATTACTAAAGAGTCTGCAACTTCCGCTCTCGGTAACTTAGTTATTAAAGAAATGGGCACAAAGCGTGGATCTCCTGAAACTATTGTTATTGGAAACTGGCAGTTCCTTAACGCCTTCTTAACTAACGTCAACTTTGGTTCACAGGATTATGGCTCTGAGGACATGATTGACCTTACTCTTTCTGTTCGGTACGACTGGGCAGAGTATCAACGTGGCGACGTTCAAGCCAAAGGCTCCTGATTTTTTTATTACAAACTATTTAAAATATAACATAGATACGTTATACTATGTATAGACTATTTTAAAGAGGTGTAAATGTCTAGAAATAAGCAGCGAACCGCTGCTGCCACGGACGCTGTTGCGGCTACTGCTCCAACATCCCCGGCAGCACCCGCTTCGCTTTCGTATGTAACTCCAACAGAGTTTGTTGAACTTCCGTCTCGTGGCAAGTTCTATTCTACTGATCATCCCCTTCACGGCAAAGAAGTGATTGAGATGAGGTATATGACCGCAAAGGACGAGGATATTCTAACTTCTCCTGCGTTGCTTAAGAATGGTGTGGCAATTGATAGGTTGATTGAAAATCTTATTGTTGATAAGAGTATTTCTGCAAACAGTTTGCTGATAGGTGATAAAAACGCAGTAACACTCGCAGCAAGAATTTCTGGCTATGGTGAACAATACGAAGTAAATGTGACTTGCCCAGCTTGTGGCTCAAAAACCGATCATACTTTTGATTTATCACAAATCCCACATAATCATGGTATTCAGCCTGATGATGATACTGAAAATGTTTCGCTAACACCAGAGGGTACATTTATTGCGACACTGCCCAGAACTAAATTTACTGCTGAATTTAGGCTATTAAATGGTGAAGATGAAACCTACATTGAACAAGCAGCCTCTAAACTGAGAAAATTAAATCTACCAGAGTCTTCCTCCACAACCTTGCTAAAACAACTTGTTGTGTCAATTAATGGAGTTAATACACCCTCAGAGATTGCTAACTTTATTGATAATATGCCAGCACAAGACGCACGATTCCTTCGTGCTTGTGTTCAATTAGTTACCCCCAATGTTGAAATGACACAGAATTTTGAATGCACGTCATGCGGTACGACAACCGAAATGGCGGTGCCGTTCACTTCGGAGTTTTTTTGGCCTAACTGATGACTATATGGCGTCTGTTTATGAACAGTTCTTTTACTTAAAAATGCACGGAGGCTGGAGTTTTATCGAGGCTTACAACCTCCCAGTTAAACTACGCAACTGGTTTGTTAGAAGATTGTCGCAACACTTTGAAGAAGAAAGCAAGGCTTACAAGGAAGCCTCAAGAAGAGGGTAATAATAAAAACGGGCAGAAATGCCCGTTTCTTTTTATGTGAAACTATTTATAAGAGATAAGTATACTCGGAGGTCTTTACGATGAATGAACCAAACGACTTGGTTGAAATTGAAATTAATTTAAATATGAAAAAAGAGGGACTTTTAAACGAGTCTGGTCTTGCAGCATTTGGTGGACAAATCGAGTTGATGCTCCAAGGAATGTTTGGTCGAGGTCGTATGCCCCCTGTTAGAATAAGGGGCAAGAGAAGCGATGTTGAGTTGTTTAAAGCTGCTTTGGGTAATGAAGCAAGGTATCTTAAAGCAATGAAGAAGTACGGACTTAATGACCAAAGGACTTATAGAAGCAAGTCCTCTTTAGACAGAGCCCTCCAGCAATTTGAAAAAGCTACCGGAATTCCGTGGCCATTCGCATAGGGGGTAGTTAATTATGGCTGAAGACGCCGGTAAACTTTTAGAACAAATATTACAAGCGGCACAAAAAGCAGAAGAAGCAGGCTTTGGTGATTTTGCTAACCAATTTACCAAACTCTCTGAATCTCTTGTCGAATATTCTGAATTTGGAGATATCCTAACAGCCGTTAACGCAGAGTTTGATGATACAATTGAAAACTTCATCAAGCTAACAAAAGCCTTCGCAGATGGTCAGCAAGCTGCCAACACCTTTAATAGCAACTTAGATAAAACTATTGTCAGTCTGACTGGCATAACTGATGGCTCAGACACTCTTGCTGGTTCTTTCTTTAAATTAAGAAAATCATATAAGGCTTTAGAGGGCTCTTCTGAGAAGCAGAAAGAATTATTTGATGCCCAAATAGAATCAATCAAGACCTATGTTGATAATCTTGATTTTGCAGCCTCCGCAGCCGGAGCCCTTCAAAAAAATACAAAAAAATTACTTGTTGCCAACGATGAAGCTACTGCTGGGTTTGCTAAGGCAACTGGATTAGGTAAATCTTTTAACAGCCAAATTCTAGAGCTTGAAGCAAGCAATCGACAATTTGGCGTGACTATTGAAGAGTCGGCTCGATCCTTTGGCACCCTTATTGATGGCTTGTCTGGTTTTGCGTTAATGGGCGAGGATGTTCAAAATGCCTTAGTGACAGAGGTTGCTCAATTAAATGAACTTGGAGTGACTGCTGCTGATAGCACTGGTGTTTTTGAAAGTTTAACAAGAACTTTTGGAATGAATGCTCAACAAAGCATTGCCCTAACGCAAGAAACTGAAACACTTGCTCAAGAGCTTGGAATATCTTTAGGCGAGGCTGTTAATAATCTTAACAGGGCTTTGCCTCAATTAGCATCTTTAGCGGCAGATCAAGTTGGTCCAGCATTTGAAGCTTTACAAAAGCGAGCAGTTGAAACAGGATTGGCTGTTAACGATTTAATCGGAATCGCAGGAAGATTTGACACATTTGAGGAAGCAGCCTTCGCAGCAGGTAATCTAAACGCTGTTCTTGGTACACAAATGTTTGACACCATGGGTCTGCTTGAAGCTCAGATGGAAGGGCCAGACGCAGTTATCGAAGAACTGCGACAAGGCTTATTAGGCTCAGTTGGTAGCTTTGAAGAACTAACAGTGTTCCAAAGAAAGGCAATTGCTAATGCAAGCGGGCTTAATGAACAAGAAATACGAGGTCTATTCCTTTCTGAGGAAATAACTGAGGAGCAAAAAAGACAAGCGGAGGAAAGGGATGCGAATCTTAAAGCTGCAATGGATCTTAAAGATGAGCTACTTGCCCTCACAAGAGAATTGGCAATTGCTATTCAGCCATTGATGGATTTCGCTAAACTTATAGTTGGCGGCTTTTCCAGTGCGGTCGCAGGAATTAAAGCGATACCAGGACTCGGAGGAGGGCTTGGAAGTGTTGTCGCAGGTGCTGGTGTCATCGGCGGTGGGATGGGTTTAAATAAAATAAAAAATGTAGCCATGGAAAAACTTTTTGGTAAAAAACCTGGCAAAGGACCAGACGGTTCCGAGAAGGATCCTTTCTTTGTTAGATTCTTGCGTAAAGGTGCCGGTGCTGATGGCGAAGGCGGACTTATGGGCAAGTTGAAGGGCAAAGTAAAAGATAAGATTATGGATAGCTCTATAGGTCGAAAGTTTAGTGGATTGACTGATAAATTTAAACCTAAAGGCAGCGGCGGACTTTTCAGTGGATTAAAAAGCATTGGTAAAAAGTTTGGTCTTAAAGGGCTCGGTAAATTGGGACTAAGAGCAATCCCAGGTCTCGGAACAGCGATGTTGGCTTATGAAGGGTTTAACCTTGCAAAAAGTATGTTCCAAGACGGCGGAGGTATTGCTGGTACGGGTCCAGTACCAATTACAGCCCACGGAGGCGAGGTTGTTGTTCCTGTTGAAAAAACACCAGCAGCGAGCAACTTGGCAAATATGGTTGCTGAGAGATCAGCAAACAGCGGCGCTATGAATGCACTCGTTAAAGAAATTAGAAACCTTAACAATCGTCCAATTCAAGTTAGCTCGACAATTGAGATGGATAACAGAGAGTTTGGACGTTCAGTTAATAAGCACTTTGGTGCCGCTGGTTCAAAGCCAGCGAATAGTGCGGTGTAAACAATATGCCTGTTGGACCAGTAAATCGTGGTATCTACTCTGACGGACGCTCCGTAGGAGCGCACGCATTAGGTAAGAGCTATATTGTCACATTCAAACACATAGCCACTGGACATAGTGTTTCTTTCCCAGCGGCTATTCAAGATTTTAGTGATACTCACGCTCCAGATACAAGTGAACAAACATTTACATCTGTGATGGATCCGATGATTCAACAAGATGGGACAGCAAGAAGCATCTCATTTAGTTTTGTTATTGCCAATTCATCCGTTGAGGAGGCAAGATATAATCAACAAAGCGTGAACTTATTACTTCAAATGATGTATCCTCGGTTTGAGTTTGGCAGAAGAACAGCGATTGGATCTTATATTGACATTTCAGGACTTAGTTTTTTGCGAGACTCTTCTACAAGTAATTCAACCACAGTGTATATAACGAACCTCACATATGACCTTAATCCAGACGAAGGATTTATTACTCCTGGTCCTGGTGAATTGTATCCAATTCTTCTTACAATCAGTGTTAGTGCCCAGGCTCTTATTCCAGAGATCGCTAATGTTGAAGAGATTAACTCTATTGAAGAAAATGAAGGAGTAGAAAATTGGCGTCAGCCGTATCCCCCCAGTTACCCTAGTTATAAATAATTATGAGCTATCAATTTTCAAATGTAGAGACATCAGGACGAACAAAATATTTTCCTCTTGAAATTACACGAGTATCAAGAAGCCAGACTGGTGGAATTGAACCAACTGAACAATTCTCCCGATTTGTTTTCTTGACAACATATAGTGAATCATTTGAGGCAACATGGACAGTGAATGATTCAAACTTTGGTGCCGTCAATAAAACATTTAGATATTCTCAGACAAATCGCAAGTTAAATCTTTCATTTAAATTACCAGCAAGAAATGTTGCTGATTCAAAAGAAAATTTAGACTTTTGTCAGAAGTTGGCAAGATTGGCATATGGAAAATATTATACAAGTTTCGATGGCTCCACCTTGACAGAACTTAATAGACCAGTGTACAATTATCAGGGCGCACTCTTTGACATTAGATTTAATTTTGGCAACCTGATTAGAAATGAAAATGTGTATATTACAGATTTTAGTTTTACTCCTAACTTTGATGCCGGGATATTTGAATATAGCGCAACACCTGTGGGCGGAAAGGGAGCCGACACAGAACCACTCGGACGCCTTAAAGATAGGTTATTTTCCGAGGGCAGTTCAGATTTACCAGAGACCTCATACACTAGTCATGGAGATTTAGGAAAGGTATATCCAAAAGAAGTTGAAGTTAATCTTAGCATGATTATTCTTCACGATTATCCGCTTGGCTTTGGGGGAGGTCGTAGACCGGGCGAGCCTCTTAAATGGGCACAGAATAGGAACAGAGATTGGCCACATGGCACGGGACCAACTTATCCTGTTTTAGAATACATGACTGAGGATGAGCAGGAACTGCCCGAGCTTGTTGTAACACCAGAGGATCCAGAGGTCGAGCAAGTTGAACCTGAAGTACAAACAACAACTCGTGCCCCAGGAGAGGAACCAATTCAGTGGGTAGTTGATGAATATGGAAATATCCAAGTTCTAAATTATTAACTTATCTCTAATTATAGTTATGGCTTACACAAATAAATTCAGATATAGAAACAGAATAATTACTTCTAATGATAATCAAATGTATAGTGACCTTTTAGAACAAAGAGGAGTTGAGGCAATTCAACAATATACAACTGTGTATAATATTGACCTAACTAAGATTGAAGGGGTGCAAGTAATAAATCATGTTTGGAAAACAGGTGATAGGTATTTCAAGCTTGCAAACCAATACTATGGACGCCCGGAGCTTTGGTGGATTATTGCTCTATATAACAAGAAACCAACAGAGGGCAACCTTAAGAGAGGCGATTTAGTATTTATTCCAACCCCAGTTGAAACTTTGTTGTACTACCTGTAGGTGAGAAAATGTCAGACTTTACTTTAGCAGATTATAAAATTCAAGCATATCTTTTGGCGAATGCTAATGAGATTGCCGAAAAAACTGGCAGGCTATCTGATCAAACAACTAATCCTCAAAACTTTTTTATTAAAAAAGCCGTCAATGATAATAATGCTTCAATTCAAAATTTAAATGAACTTCTTGCAAATAGCTTGACTGAAAAAGAGAAGATAACATTTGTAGATACGCTACCTTCTTCGGTGAGAAATAGCCTCGCTCCCTACGTCAACATATATAAGACATATGTGGATGGCGACAAAGAGGTTGATTTTTATCTCAGACCGGGACGCCCCGACGAGGAGGATAAAGTAAAAGAAGCTGGAAAATCCCAAATAAAAGGTACTAATAGCCTATCTAATCCTGGTGTCAACATTGAAAGTGTTGAAATTGTTAGGCTGGGTGGAAATCCGGCTGAGATTGATACAAACATTACTTTTAGATTGACCCTTCGAGCTTTACGCCTCGGACATTTTTTTGATAGACAACAGAGAAGTGCGAAAAATATAAGACAAAATTTTGATGGAGACATTCCACAAAAGATCGAAAACCAACTTGATGCAGGAGCCGCCTGGATTGATTTAATCAAGATGGACTTGTTTGAACAAGAAACAATCAGAAACAATCCGCAGTACAATTCATTACAAAATCAATTACTCGATTTTGCAAAAACATATGGTGTTGACTTTAAAGAAACTGTTTTTAAAGAAGCAGCAAATGGTAATATTTATGAAGATGTAAAAGCAAAAATCAAAGTAGAAATTGGATACGAGACACCAACACAACAACAGCTTGAATCTTTTGGCGTTGCTGCGAATGAGCTTGATAAAATACAGCGAGCGATTGAAGGTCAAAAGCAGGTCTTTTTCTTAAATTTAGTTCAAAATGAAATTGGCTATGATGCTAAAGACGGAGCACAAATTTCAATTGATTTCGTAGCAGCAGGGTCAATGTCTACAACTACAAGAAAAACAGATCTTTTGTTTGATCCGAACTTTTTTGAAAATGAATTAAGACTAAATGACCAACGCTGTAAGATACTTGCATCGATGCCTCATGTAACTGGTGGCTATGAGTTCGCCACACAGCAAGAAATTGACCTCGGGTTAGCTAACACATCCACCTTTCGTCCAACAATTTATCGAGAAGACAATGTACTTCCTGCTATTATTATTGACCCTTTTATTGATGACTTTTCATCAGCCATCTTGCCAGGTGGAGTGATAGCCACTCAAGCCGAAGCCAGAGGTCTTGCAGGCGATCACGAGACAACCATTCTTTCTTTTTATGAAGAATCTGTAAAAACCGGACAGCTTGATTCTGACGAGGCAAAAGCAGACGCTCTAAATAAAATTCAAAACTCTGCTGACAAGTTAATTCAAATACAGAGAAATTTATTAATTAATGGTCTCTATGGAGTCGTACAACTATTTGCCAATAAAGAATCAGGAGCAGAGATAACTGGGTTCGCGAACAAGCGCCGGCAGTACGGCACGTCCGATGCTAACGAGCTTAAGTCGCGAGTTTATATGCATTTTGCAAAAACTGATCATATTTTGAATTATGTATCCAGTTTTTTGTCTCCAATTGGTAATGGTAATACCGATCCATATGTACAGAACTTTGGCGATTTGTATTTTTTCCGCGAAGAAGACCTACCGGGAGCCACAGACGATAATATTTTTCAATACGAACTTGATCAATATTTAGAGAATCTCGGCAATGCTCAAAGCGAAGAAGAGCTAATTGAGGGTCTTACTGATGATGATGTATCAAATATTATAGATGGCGACCAAGTACAAGTTGAATTTACATTTTTAGGAGACATTATTGAGACTGCCTTGGAAGTTCTTGCCTCTAATAATCGCTTAGGAGAGGGGAACCTTACTAATAAAGATAAGATTCTTAAAAGATCTGAAAACTTAATTTATGCTGGCAACAACATTGATGAGGTCGCTAAGACAGCATTTGTTAAGCCATTTTACTGGGCAGCCGGAGTTGAAGTTAGGCTTGTAGAGCTTCAAAAGTTGTTGGGAGATATTGTCATGAGCGATGTTACTTATCAAAGTCCGGCTGATCCAAACACCGAGATTACAATTAACTTAGCAGATCTGCCAATATCTATGTTAGAATATAAAAAATGGTTCGCTAACAATATTGGTGGAACAAGAAGAGCCAACTTTTTTATCAAAGATTATATAAACAATCTTCTACGATGGGTGTCAAGACTAGTGGGTGATGCTGTAAATTATAAAAAAAATACCACAACTAATAGAGAGCCACCAGAATTGGTGAACAATAAAGTGTTTTTAAATAAGAAGGGTGATACTCTTGGCGTGGCGCAACGAGGGCTTGCTGGCGCACCAAATTCAGCAGACCAATCGATATCTGCTGTTAGTATGACTAAGATTGCCGAGCTTGCTAATGCTCAAGACCAATCACTTCTATCCCCTCGAATAATGACAATTCTTTCTCAAACTCCAGCCCCTGCATTAACGCTTCCTCTTGGGTCTAATCGTAAAACACGAGATAGAGAGCAGAATATTCCACACATTGTTATTAATGATTCTGGAAATGGAGCTTTAAGAAGAATTAATTTTGCTAGAGAAGATATGCCTGGTTTACGGGAGGCAAGATTGTTTCAGGGAGAGGATTTTGGAGGCACTTCTTTATTAAGAGAAAAATATAATGCTCAAATAGAGTTTGAGGGCAACAACTTTTTCAAACCAGGGACGGTTTTATATGTAGAGCCAGGTGCCATCGATCTTGGATATACTAATGACAAGAATTCTTTTGCTCGTCAGTTAGGTCTCGGTGGATATTATTATGTCATTCGTGTCACTCATTCTTTATACTTTGCAGGTAAATTAGATTGGCAAACGAGTGTTGATACAAAGTGGACCTCTTTTGGAGATGAATTCTCGTTTATACCCGACCCAGATCCAAGACCAGATAAGTGTACAACTTCATATTTAGCAAGATATGCTAATGCCAAAACGATAACCGATCCTTCAGATGCTCAACAAATTTTGGATGTTATTAATGAATATAACAGGCAATATGCTGAAAATAGAGAGAACAACAGATAATGGACCCATTTCGCTCCAGTTTAACATCATTTGAAACGCGAGGGGCTTATCGCGATCTTATTAGAAGATTGTCTTCGTGTGATAACTATGCCTCCATCTCTGAGAACCCATACTATGGTAAAGTAAATTCAAATGGAGATATTGTATATTTGTCAGAGAAGTTTCTCGCTCCGTTACCCACAAAAGAGAAAAAAGCTATTTATGCCCTTAACTTTGTTGTTGATGCTTTCAATGATTTCAAAAACTATTACCTTAAAGCAATCAACACAGGTATTGTTAAAGACGACATTTTGCGAGAGGTAATTAATCCAGTCAAGGGTTGGCAAAGTGTTCATGAATTATACGCCAATAACATTAGTAGCTTATACTACACCTTAATCAATTTATACCTACAGCGAGAAGATCGAACAAAGCAAGCTAAACCAGGCAACTTCGACGAATTTATGAACGCATTAAGTCCTTTGTTTTCCGCAGCAGGGAAAAATATTAAGTTGTCTCGCTCATCTTTTATTCTTTCATCTGCTTGTTCAATTTCTACAACCGGATTGGTTATTGAACTGGCTCCAAAAAATGAAACAAACAGGACAAGCAAGCAAGCGATAGCCTTTTTTACGAGCACAAACTATGATTTTTATTTAAGGGCTTTGAAAAAATATGGGTTCATGGTAGATATAAACTATCCGAGCAGAATTATCGCAGACATTGGCTCACCAGCGATGCAGGGCTACATGAACAAGTACGATTTGACAATGGAAAATTTATTTAATAAATATTTTTATAAAGCCAAAGACTATGATTATGATCTGATTAAGGTTTACTTGACACAGTTTTACAACAACTACGCTGGTGATTATCCGCTGGAACAAAATATAGTGAAAGCCGGTAGGGTCAGCAGTCAAAAATATTCTCTTGAAAATGTCAGCGGCATCAGATCTATCCCGGTTTCTACTCTCAAGATTGTGTGTGAAAAAACTTTGAAGGACGTTATTAGACGACAAAAGCTGACCCAAGAGCAAATGGATAGATTATACAACGATGCTTATTGGATTTCTTATTATCCACAGATGATGAATTTTGAAATGGATAATCCCTTAAACAACCATAGAATTAAGAAAGTTGTAAAAAATTCGCAAGATTTACATAAAACACTTGGCATTGACGCTGCAAAGAGTTATGTTAGTAACATCTTTAAAACTTTACGGTTCCCTGTCGGCAGTAAAATTTCTACAACACTGCAAACTACTACGGTCTTGACTTCCACAACATCTTCTGATACAATAGGTCCATCTACATCAGGCGGCTACACCTCTGGCGGTTCCACATCCGGTGGTTCATCAGGTGGTTCATCCGGCGGCGGTGGTGGTGGATACTAAGAGTGCTACTTGTTAATCCAAACATTAGATGATAAAAGACACTGCGTCGGCATTTATCACGACGGTAAGCTTATATATGACTGCGAAGAATTTGACTTCGACGCTGTAGTTGCGACTTGGAATTACAACCCTGTCTTCTCGCAAAAAGATACTCTCATCGCCTCGCTATTCGTCGGAGGTAAATCACTAAATGAAGTTTGCCCTGATTTTCTTAGACACCGCTGGGATAGCATTAACGCTCGTCTGAATGCCTTTTATAAGTCATTTTCTACCTCCAAAATAAGCATGGACATCCACTGCTTCTTTGACCTCGTTCCACAACGATTTCTACTTGAATATTGTGAGGTCAAAAACAAAATTACAGATTATATTGTAAGAACTTACACCAAGCCTGCAAACTATGAATTCCTTAGAAACTTAGCAGAACTGACATACGACATCAGTCAAAGAAAACTAAATCTTAATTACTCTGAGATTGCACGCGACAGCCACCAACTTAAAGTTCGCAACTTCATTAACAAGTCCAGATATACAAAGCCTTATATCAACTACAATATGTGGGGTACGAAGACCGGGCGCATGACAACTCGCAAGCATTACTTTCCGATTCTCACACTTGATGGCGACTATCGCACAATCATCAAGCCAACAAACGATTACTTCGTGGAGCTTGACTACAATGCAGCGGAGCTTCGCGTCCTACTTGGTCTTAGCGGCAAAGAGCAGCCTATTGAGGATCTTCACACTTGGAACTTGAATAATGTGTATAGCGGAGTTGGAAGTAGAGAAGAAGCAAAGAAGCGCATCTTTGCTTGGCTTTACAATCCTCAATCAAAAGACTTTGCTTCCAATCGTGTTTACGAACGTGAGAGTGTTTTAAGAAAATATTGGAACGGACAAGTTGTAATAACTCCGATGGATCGTGTAATTCCAGCGGACAAACATCATGCTCTGAACTATTTAATACAGAGCACAACCAGCGATATCGTGTTGTCACGAGCATTTAAAATTGCCGAGAAACTTAAAGAGAAAAACTCCTTTATTTCTTTTACGCTTCATGATAGTATTGTTATAGACTTTGATGATAGTGAAAGAGAGTTAGTGGAAGAGTTATTAAATATCTTTTCTCAAACTCCTTTCGGTAAGTTTCAAGTCAACCTTAGCGCTGGTAAGTCTTACGGGGATATGAGGAGGATTGAATGGACACAGTAATCGGGCTTGGAAAAGCCGGTTGTGCTATTGCAGACAAGTTCGCTCAGTATCCTCAGTACAAGACCTTCAAGATTGACTCCGAGGGATTAAATTCAAAAAGCAAAAACTGCCATCTCATTAAGAAACGAGACAGCCCAGAGGACTACGAAAAAGCAATACGTTCGATGAAGACCTTCTTTAGTAAAACCACAGACGATATTCTTTTTGTACTGTCTGGATCAGGTATGATTTCTGGTGCATCACTTCAGATACTTAAGAACTTGAAAGATAAGAATGTCAGTATTCTTTATATCAAACCAGACTTGGAGTTTCTTGGGCACACAAATATCATGCAGGAGCGTGTTGTAAGAAATGTTCTACAAGAATATACGCGCTCTGGTTTATTCAAGCGTATCTTTCTTGTGGATAATAAGAAAGTAGAGGAAGTTCTTGGTGAGGTTCCTATCATTGGCTACTATGATAAGTTGAACGACCTTATTGTCTCCACCTTTCACATGGTCAATGTATACAACCACCAAGAGGCAATCCACGCAACCCCATTTGACACGGCAGAGACAACACGCATATCCACACTTGGAATATTAAATGTGGACGAGGGCGAAGAAAAATTGTTTTTTTCCCTTGACAACATCCGAGAGAAGTGTTATTATTATGCTATCAACTCAAAAGTTTTAGAAACAGACGGAAAGCTTTTGCGAACACTAACCGATAATATTAATAAAAACATTGGCAAAGAAGTTCGTGCCGGATTTCAGGTTTACTCTACCTCTTACGAGCAAAACTACGGCTACTTGGTTGTAAACACCGAGAAGACCAACAATTAGGAATTATATGAAAACCGCACTAACCTTTCTTAAAAACCATTGGAAAAGAATGACTACTCTGTTTGTTCTCTCGATGGTCGGTACTTTTGCTGCATTCCAGGTTTATAAAAATGGCATGGATCTTGGAAAGCAAATTGGACGATGTGAAATCACCTGCGCTCTCTTTATGGGAGACTTTGTTGCGCTTGACGGCGATGGCTGTCAATGTGAGTTGGCAACAGGATTTACCGTCACTATTCCACTCGACCCAGATTTTTTTGAAATTTCTTTGACAGAGTAATAAAACTATGTTACAATCTATAACAGCAAAGCGAGAGATTTATCGCTTTGACTCTAGACCAACCAGTCACAAACCAACAAGGAGATAAAA